ACAGCGGGTTGAGGTAGCCCTTGCCGTAGATGCGCAGGAGCTTCGCGCCGGTGATCGGCTTCTCCAACTGGAAGTTGGCGCTGATCGTGGACTTCGTCGCCCCCTTGCGGTTCTCCATGCCGAGGGATCCGCCCTGGAGGCACTGGCGGAAAACCATCCGAAGATCATTGTTCGCGGTCGTCTTCAGGGCATCCCAGCCGAGCATGACGCGGGCCTCGTCGCCGAGGTCCGGGGGTTCGAATTCCCAGTCGAGGCCATCGCCGGCGACGATGCCGCCGTTGAAGGCGATGACGAGGTTGCGTTTGGTGATCTCCGCCAAAGCCACCTCAACGGAAGCGTCCCGCCCGGTTGTGACGCGGGCGAGGACGTCCAGCTCCTCGGCCACTTCCACATTGTCGGTGGAGATCTCGTAGTTGAAGGCGGAACCTTCATCGGTGTAGCCGAGGGTCACCCAGCCGGTGGGCCAGGCATCGTCGTAGGTATCCGGCTCTTCGGTTCCGACCGGGGCGAGGCGAAGGATGCCCGGCTTACCGAACCGGACTGCCGCCGCATGGAAATCAACCACGTGTTTTCTCCGTCCATAACGAGGAAGCCCCCGGCGCCGGATCGGCATCGGGGGCTCGGGGGTGAAGCGGGTTGTCAGGCGGAGACGGACCAGATCCGGGCGTCGACGATGTAGCGTGCGGCGTCAGTCGTCGTATCGGCCTGCCAAAGCCATAGGGCTATTTCCGCGGTCTCAAGGCGGATTCCCGGCAGTGACCAGCCGCCCGCCGGTCCAAGGTCATCGAGGGCGGTGACCAGGGCCTGGGACAGGGCGAGGGCCTGCGGCCGGGAGGTGCCCCAGCAGTCGAAGCTGATCCGCGCCATATCGCCGGGGAGATCGCCGGTGCCGACGAGGCCGCCGCCTACCCGCTGGATGATCAAAGCGGGCAGGGGGGAGGCGGCGGGCATGGCTAGGTAGATGTTGGTTCGGGAGCCGGCGGTGACCTGGGAGGCGATGGATGCCGTGGCGGTGGCCCACAGTTTGAGCGTCCCCTCGATATCGGCGTACATCTCAGGCCGCCCGCCGCCCGCCCTTGTTGAGGTGTTTGAGCAGGATGGCCTCGATCGCGGGCCGCACATGCGGCTGCGCATCCCCGTGCCGATGCGTCCCGAATTCGACGTACCGCCAGTAGTCGGTATGCGAATCGATCACCACGCCCTTGCCATCGGCGGAGTGGCGCCAGTAGTAGGAGTTGGCTAGCTCGCCGGTCAGGTGCGGGGTTTTCGGACTCTGCCGGATCTGCTCGATCACCTCGTCCGCGATCTGCTCGCACCGCTTCAAAGCGTTGCGCCGTACCCGCGCGGGGATCCGCAAACTCATGTCAGGACACCAGCCCTTCGATGTGGACGACGCCGGCCTCGATGTGCCCCTCGTCGTCCCCGCTTCCCTGCCCCGGGAACTTCACGATCCAGGAGATGGAGTAGTAGATGCCGTTGAGTGAGTCGAGGACCTGATCGGTGTGCACGAGGTCGCAGGGATCGCAGACGAGGCGCAGTTCGGTGCGGACACTTTCGCCGCCCCGGTTCCGCTCGATGCCGGCCTGCCGCCCTACCGGCACATCGATCACTGCCCTGATGTCCTCCGCGACGACGTGCCGATCCTGCGGCCGCTGCCCCGAATACGGCTCCGCGTACATCTCATCCTCGGTGCGGCGAAGGATCGTGATCGACGTCGTGGAGAACGGGATCACTCCGCTACCGCGCTCTTCTTCCCGCGCCGCGCCGCCTTCACCGTAGGCACCGTCTCCTCCGGATCCGCGATCTCATCAACATCGGCTTCCCAGCCGTTGCGGGCGACGAGGGCCGGGGAGACGGCGGTGCCGGGAAGGGCGACGGTTAGGAACCCGTCGCGCAGGGTCTTGTTCGCGATCAAAGTCATAGCGTCCCTCTTTAGGCGGTCGGGAAAAGCGTGAACGGATGCAAAAGCAGCTGGTCGAGGCCGGTGATGTCGAACGTGCGGTTCACCGATCCGACTGCGGCGGTCTTGAACCGCATCGGGTTGTCTACCTGCCGCGCCGCGATGGCTAGGGAGACGACTTTGACGACGTCCGGGATCGGCTCATAGCCGTGGACGCACGCCACGTCGATCCGCCGGAAGTCCGGCCAGGGGACCGCGCGGTACAGCTGCCCGCGCAGCGATGAGGTCCAGCCGGTGGCGGGCACCGTATCGATGACGACGGAGTCAACGCTGATCAGGTTGAGGGTGGGTAGGTTGAGGATCCGGGTGTTGTTGCCGTTGAGCGTGAACGTCGTCGCCTCGCGCGACAGGTTCCAGGCGCAGTGGGTGCGCACGGTTGCGGAGGCGGCGAGGACGGCGAGGTCCGCGACATCATCGCGGACCGGCCGCTGCATGTACGTCCGAAGATCATCGGCGGTAACTAACGGCTCCATCGCCTACTCGGTGCTCATTGACTTGTTCGGCACCGTCTCCCGCTTCTTCGTCTTCGCTACCGGCGCCGCCTCCAACTCCGCCCCGGCGGCGAGGCCGGATTCCAAAGTGCCGACCGGCACGGCGTTCAACTGCTCCGCATGGCGGGCGTTGAGCTTCGCGGTGTAGATCCCCCCCGCCATGTGGTACTCGAGTTCCTGCAACACTTCCGGTTCCTGCGCCACCCTCGGACTCCTTCGCATCTCATCGATCGGTGTGCCCGTATGGGCGATGCCGCTGCACTGATGCGCCCCGGCGTCGTGGAGCGGGCAGCCGTGATTGGTCTGCCCGCTCCGGACGAGGGCCATCTAGACGAGGTGGATCTGCACGAACGCCGGCGGACGCAGGACCGCGAACGCGGCCCGCATCTCCGCGAGGATCGCGACGAGGTTACGGATGAAGTAATCGTTATGGCTGTCCGTGACCTGCACCGATGCCTGCTCGCGGTCGTAGAGGACGGCGTAGTTCCAGGCGCCGACGAAGGCGGTACCGACCGGGATCGCCTCCGACTCGATGACCGGGAGTCCCCACAGGTGCGGGGTTGTGAGGGAGAACGGGCCGCCGCCGTAGAACACGTTGTTCGCGTCGCGCTTGAGTTCGATCTTCTCCCAGTCGATGGGGTTCATGACGTACGCGGTCGGGATCGCCCGGCCGCCGATGTTGACCTTGCGCCGCGCCATCCGCGTGATATCGAAAACGTCCTGCCCGGTTCCCGGCGCCGCCTGCGTCTGAATACCGCTGGTGTTCATGATGCCGAGGAAGTGTTCGCCGGTGCCGTTACCGGAGACCAGCTCCCCTTCCAGGGCCTCTTCGAGGCCGTAGCGCAGGAACGAGTCGATCAGGGAGCGGATCTGCGATGCGTCCGAAAGGGCCCGCTTGGTCGCCGGGATCCAGTGGGCGATCGTCTTGACGGTGGTGGAGTCCTTCTCGAACTCGAAACCCGACTCCGGCTTGAGGCCACCCATGACGGGGGTGACCGCACCGGCGATCGGCGCCGAAGACGTCGCCTCCGCAACCACTGCGGCGTTGTTGGTCGTGGAGACCATGCGCACGTATTCGAGGCTGTCGGAGGTGGTGGAACCGGATCCGACGATGCTGCGGATGGTGAGGGGCTTCTCGTAGTACGGATCGAGAAGGCCGCGGTAGTCCGGGCGGATGAGGGCGCCGGCATCGGTGTCGTGATCCGCGCCGGTGAACAGGCTCTTGAAGGCCACGACGCCGGACTGCACGTGCATCTTCTCCGAGGCCCGGCCGTTCGGCAGGGACTTCATCAGGCCGGTGAACTCACCGCTCTTGATGAACGTCTGACCGACGGTCATGGCCTTACGCTCCGCCGCCGATCCGCGCGGGGCGATATCCAGGGGCGGGACCGTCCCATCGTTGGCCTCGACGACCAGGCCGATGGTTTTGACCATCGCGTCCATCTTCCCGCGAAGCTCATCCTCCCGGTTCGCGGTCTCCTGCAACACCTCCGCCTGCTTGAGGTGGGTTTCGATCGCATCCCGCTCACCATCGGTGAGGTCGCGTTCCGCCTTCTCGGCGGTCACCGCGATCGTCTTCGCCGCCTCGCATGCGCTGAGAATCGCCGTCTTGTATGACTTACGCATATTCGTTGTCCCTCTCGACTGTCAGTTCTGGTGCGCGTACGTCATCGCGGCGATGTCGCAGCGGAGACGGAAAAGGGCGGCCGAGTGGCCGCCCCTACGTGTCTCTTCCTCAACTACTTCCGGCGGTGGATCCTCGGCCGGCACCGCCGCCGCCTTCGCGCTCAAAAGCTCCGTCGAAGGGTGCATCCCGATCGGCGTCGGCCCCACTTCGAACAGCCAGAGCTTGGTCAGGTCGGTGGTGCCGTCCTCGGTTCCGGGATTGGAGGCGAGGACTTCGTAGGCGAAGGAGAATTGGGTGACGCGGCGTTTGCGCAGCAGGTGGCGGACCTGCGCCGCTACCGGCGTCAACTCATCCCCCGCATCCAACTCCGCCTTGATGTAGAGGCCCCCGTTGGCTTTGACGAACGGGTTGGCCCACTCGGGGATGCGGGGATCGCCGCCGCGCATCTCCTCGATGCCGGTCACCGATCCGATGTTGAACGCGGGGTCATCCATCCGGTGCGACCAGAGCACGGGCAGGACGTTCCCGGATTTCGCCCAGTTGTCGATCGTCTCGGTGAAAGCGCCGTGCCGCACGATGTCGCCGCTACGGTCCTTGCAGTCGAAGACACTCACGATCGCCTCGAAGCTCGCATCGATGGCTAACCCATCGGCCTTCCCCTGCGCGATCGTGTCCGTCGACTTGTACGTGGCCGGGAAGCTCTTCGTCTTCACCGCTCGCCCCCCGCTACTGGTTTCGGTTTCGGCAACTTCCCGTTGCTTTCCTCGTTGCTCGGGTTGTCCGGTGCGGTATCGCGCGGGGAGGCCAGGCCGCCCTGCGTGACGTTCAAGGGGGTAATGAGGTCATCGGCTTCCGGGAGGTGGCCGAGGTTGTTCATCGCGCGCGCTTCCGAACGTGTCATCCAGGGCCCGCCGACCGAGCTGCTGATCGCGGCCGCCTGCTCTTCGAAGGAGCCGCGTAGCTTCTCGGCGAGGTTGAACTCGACGTAAACGTTCGCGGTCGGTTCAAGGTCCGGCAGGACTTGCCGCTCGATGTCCTGCGCGATCATGGTGAGCCAGGGGCCGAGGGTGTCCTGGTACAGCATCTTGTGTAGTTCCGGGACGTTGCCCTGCGTCTGACCCTCCATCAAACCGAGCATTCCCGGGTTGATGAAGTAGGCGACTGCCACTTCCTCCCGCGTTAGCCGGCGGGCCTCTACGTACTGCGCATCCTTCGCCGTGATCCCGGTTTGCGCGTACGTCATGCCGTCCTCGAGGACCGGGGTTCCGCCCGCATCCGCCCCGTCCGCGTTGTACTGCTCCCGCCAATCGGTGCGGAACCGCGCCCGCGCGTCCGGCGACCAGCGTTGCCCGACCGGGCGGGTGATGACGCCGCCGACCCAGGCGCCGTTACGCCACATCTTCTCCCGGAACTTGGAGGCCGCGTACTCCTCCGCGAGGATCATGCGCAACGTCTCGATAGGGCTGATCCCCTGGCGCGGATCATCCGGGTTGTATCCCCAGATGTGGACGACCTGGTCGGGTTCGAAGTCCTGGTACCCCCGCGATCCGGTCAGCCGGTAGAAGTCCGCCTGGAACGGGTTGTCCCCCATCGGCTCCATGTACCGGCGCGGGATCGGTAGCAGTGAGGGGGTGCCGTCCTCCGCCCGCCCCTTCAATAAGTACGCGCAGTCGAAGATCCCGATCTCACAGATGAGCCAGTTGATGAGCCGGTACTTGGTCCACTTCGAGCCCGGGAACGGGTTTTCGAGGAGCTTGCCGAGCGGGTGATCGGGGATCTTCTTCCGGTCGTTGTCGCTGGTGCGCAGATACGGGTCGATTCCCAACTGCGCGATGTTGCGGGCGAGGAACCCGATAACGGTGCGGACCGCCGGCTGCGTCTTGAAGATCTCCTCGTAGGTGAGCCAGGTGTCCTTACCGAGTTGCAGTTGCGCCGGGATCGCACTGGGGTAACCCCAGCGGCCGAAGTTGCTGGATGGGTCGATGCGGGCAATCTGCCCGGCCGTGACGACGAAAGCCATTCACCCGCCTTCCATCGGGG